GGTGGAAAGGTTTAAATGACAATAAACAACGAGTAATGGTAAATATGTGTTTTAACTTAGGTTATCCAAGATTAAGTAAATTTAAAAAATTTCTTGCTGCTATGGAAGATAATGATTTTGAAACAGCTGCAAAAGAAATGATGGATAGCAAATGGGCTACACAAGTAGGTGATAGAGCTGAAAGATTAAAACAACGAGTTTTAGAAAACTAATGTTAAAAAAATATGTATTTAAACCGGGAATAAATAAAGAAGGAACTTCTTATGCAGAAGAAGGTGGTTGGTTTAATTCTGATAAAATTAGATTTCGTAGTGGCAGACCTGAAAAAATAGGTGGTTGGCAAAAAAATACAAATAATACTTTTTTAGGAACGTGCAGAAATATGCACTCTTGGAGAGATAAAGAACAAACAGATTACATAGGTTTAGGTACGCATTTAAAATTGTATGTAAAAGAAGGAGATTCTTTTTATGATGTAACTCCGATTAGAGCTACTACTACTAACGGCATTACTTTTGCAGCTACAGATGGTTCTTCTACAATAACAGCTACGGATTCTAGTCACGGAGCTATTATTGGTGATTTTGTAACAATTTCAGGAGCAGCAACTTTAGGTGGTTTAATAACGGCTGCTGTTTTAAATCAAGAATATGAAATAGTAACAACTCCTTCTGTAAATACATATACGTTTACGGCTAAAGATACAGACGGAAATACCGTTACTGCAAATTCAAGTGATTCGGGAAATGGAGGTTCAGGAGTAGACGGAGCATATCAAATAAATGTAGGTCTTGATACTTATGTAAAGTCAACAGGTTGGGGTGTTGAAACATGGGGAGCAGGCACTTTTGGTTCTGCTTCTAATATTGATAGTACAAGTCAGTTAAGAAATTGGTCACAAGATAATTTTGGTGATGATTTAGTTGGTTGCATAAGGTTAGGTGGTATTTTTTATTGGGATGAATCAGGAGGAACAAGTTCTAGGGCAGTAGCATTTTCAGATTTAACAAATGCAAGTGGTGCTCCCGTAACTGCTTTGCAAATAATGGTATCTGAAATAGATAGACACATTATATGTTTTGGTGCAAATCCAATAGGTTCAACAACACTTGATCCTTTATTTGTTAGATGGTCAGATCAAGAAAGTTCTATTGATTGGACACCAAGTTCTATTAATACAGCAGGAGGGCAAAGATTATCGTCTGGTTCAACTATAATAGGAGCATTGCAAACTAGACAAGAAATACTTATATGGACTGATAAAAACATACAAAGTATGCGTTACAGTGGAGCACCTTTTATATTTACATTTAGTGAAATTGCTCAAGGTCCATCTATGATTTCTCCTAATGCTGCTATAAATGCAGATAATAAAGTTTTTTTTATGGATAGGGGTAGTTTTTACGTTTATACCGGAAGTGTTAGTACGTTACCTTGTGCGGTACAAGATTATATATTTTCAGATATAAATTTAGGACAATCTTACAAAGTATTTGGAACATCAAATGTAGATAAAAATGAAATAATTTGGTTTTATCCTTCTGCCAACTCTAATGAAATAGATCGTTATGTAATTTTTAATTATTTAGAAAATCTTTGGAGTATTGGAACTAATACAGATTCATTTACAAGAACAGCATGGATAGAAGCACCTTCTTTAGATAATCCAGTAGCTACAGAAAAAACTACAGGTAGTAATATTAATTACTTATATGATCAAGAAATAGGAAATGATGCTGATGGCAGTGCCATGACAGCATTTATAGAAACATCTGATTTTGATTTAGAACCAGATGGAGAAAACTTTATGTTTTTATCAAGAATAATACCTGATTTAAAATTTAAAAATTCTACTAGCACGGATGATACGTTATCTGTTTCTGTTAAAGGTGTAAATTTTCCATTAGATACTCCAACTACTTTAACAACAAGCAGTGTTAATTCATCTACACAACAAGCTTTTATAAGAGCAAGAACAAGACAAGCTATACTTAGATTTGAAAGTACAGGTACTGGTTACGGATGGAGACTAGGTTCTTTTAGAATAGATATGAGACCAGACGGAAAAAGATAATGAGTCAAAAAACCACAGCACCTTTGCCATTAGCACCTCTTGAATATAATTTTTCAAATGAATCATTAACAAGACAACAAATAGAACAAGCTATTCAATCTACTGAAGATGCTTTAACTTTATTAAAAGCAATGCAAGAAAGCGTTACAAGTAAATCCATTAGAAGACATCAATTTTTATTAATGGGAGTTGGTCAGTGAGCGATAATTTAAAAGTATTAGGTCAAGTAGACCCTGCTGCAACTACAGTTACTGTGCTTTATACAGTACCAGATATGACACAAACAACGGTTAGTTCTATTGTGGCAGCAAATCGCACAGGTTCTGCTATTACTTTTAGACTAAGTGTTCATGTGGCTGGTGCTGGAGCTGACGATAAACAATATTTATATTACGACAAATCAGTTGCAGCTAATGATTCCTTAACAATAGTAATAGGTATAACATTAAATCAAACAGATGTTGTTAAAGTTTACACAAGTGCAGTGGATATGAGTTTTAATATGTTTGGATGCGAAACAAAAGAGGAAAGATAAAATGGATGCTAGAAAACAAGCACAAGAATTAGCAAGTATGGGTCGCTATGGCGATACCATGCTTATGCACGTTAATCCTAAAGAAGTAGAAGGATTAGCGTCTATTATGCCTATAACCATTAATCCTGAAACTGGGCAACCAGAAGCGTTTATAGGAGCTATATTAGGCAGTTTGTTAGGTGGTGCTTTTCTTCCCGGACTTGCAGGTGGTACATGGTTAACTGCTGCTGGAGGAGCTGCAATAGGTTCTGGTTTAGGAACTTGGGCAGAAACAGGAGATTTAGAAAAAGGCATAGCATCAGCCGTATTAGGATATGGTGTTGGTAATATTATGGGAGATGTTGCTGGTTCTGGACTTGAAGCAGCAGGTGTTGACGCAGGTAAAGATATAGCTATATCTAATGTAGGAAATTTAGCATCAGAACAAGCTGTATTACAAGCACAATTAGCAGCACAAACACAAGGTACAGTTTTAACTCCTGAATTAGCTAAACAAATAGGAGAAAATGCAAGTAAACAAGCAATACAACAAGGTTTAAATCCTTCTCAATTAGCAAATATTAATGCAGACGCAGCAAAATTTGCTGAAGCAGGTTACGGCAACATGACAGGCGGAGAAAGATTATCAAATATGGGTAGTAATCTTTTTTCTACTGATACATTAGATTCAATATCAAGCAATTATCTTCCTATAGCTGTAGGTGGAGGTTCTTTAGCAGCACAAAATGCTCAAGATCAATATCTTGAAGACATGGAACAATACAGATTAGATAAAGAAAAAAGAAGAAAAGAATTACTTGCTAATAATCCTGAACAAATACACAGAAGAAATCCTTATTATTCTATATATAACAGCAATACAGGTGGTCAAATACCTTCATACGCAAACGGAGAAACTATTGCTGGAATAGGTCCAGAAGGACAATTTACACCTTCTAATACTTATATGCCGGGCATAGATTCAGAATTTAATTATTTTCCAAATAGAGTAATACCTTCTTCTGCTATAAGTGCTGCACAAGCAGCAGCAAAAGAAGCAGAAATGGCTGTTATGCCTAATCCTAGAGCCAGTGTATATCAACCAATGGTATTGCCAAATTATGAAGACCCAGCAGCAGGAAGTGTTTTACAAAGAGTTAATCAAGCCAGAGCAGCAGGATTACCTGCTACTACACAATTACTTAGTCCTTTTCGTAATGTAGGATTAGAAGGTGTTACACAAGCTGCAAATCCTATAGCATATGATACAACTGGAACTACTACTAATACTGATGAAGTTTATGATGTTGGTGGCGGAAAAACTAATGACACGGATGATGATTTAACCAATAATTCAGGAAGCACAGTAACAGATAATAACGATGGCACATCAACTGTAACTTTTAAAGACGGAACAACTACAGAAGTAGCTAATAATCCTTATACTGAAGCTATTACTGTTACAAGTAATACTGATCCTGTAACTGGAACAGAATTAACAGAAGGTGATGAAGGATATGTTGACCCTGATAGTGATGATTATTCTGAAGCTACTTATGACAAAGGAACAGGCGGTGGTCCAACTGGATTTAATCCTTATTTAGGTGAAGCAGCAACAACATATGAACAAGTAGAAGAAAATAGAGAAACTTTATTAGATTCAGCAACAGAAACTGGAATATATCAAGCTTATAATGCTGCTATAGAAGCAGGTGTTCCTGCTGCCGACATAGTAATACCTACAGTTGAAAATCCTAATCCAGTAATAACAGACGATACTGTTATTGTAGGTTCAAATGGTTATGGAAAACCGGGTTCATTAGAAGATGGTACTTTTGTATATACAAATACCGATCCGCTTAAAGGTATAGTAGACAGTTCTGATAATTTTTATTTGGGTGAAAAAAGAGAAGCAACTGCTGGAATTCTTATTAGTCCAGATGGAACTAGAACAGACATAACTGATTTAAGCACATTTACTAATCCGGGCGATGGTAGTGTAATTGAATTAAATAATGGTTATACCGTTGTTAATGATCCTAATAATGGAGTTACTAATTATGCAACAGTAGGTGTTTTTGCAGAATCTTATGACATGGGAGGTAAATACGAAAGAGACCCTGCTGTATTTGCTCCACAATTTTCTTATAAAACTTTAACAAAAGAGCAAAAAGATGCAGCATTAGATAAATACCAACAAGCGGTAGGTGATGCTATTGCAAGAGGAGATATACCTGCTCCTGAAGATGCACTTTATCCTGAAGGTTATGAAGAATATTTAGCTCAATTAGAAGCAGAAGCAGAAGCAGAAGCAGAAGCAGAAGAAGAAACAGAAGAAGAAACAGAAACAGAAGTAACATCAACTGCTGCACCAGAAACAACAATTCCTAATGTTATTGAAATTCCAGAATCTGCACAATCAGTAATAGATAAATTAGGAGAAACTTTTGTTTCTCCAAAACTACCTTTTTCAATGTCAAGAGCCGAAGGTGGATTAATAGAAATGCAAGCAGGAATGGAAATTCCTTCTGTTGAACAAATACCTCAACAACAAGAATTGCAAGAACAAGTTATAGCTGCTGTATTAGGGCAACATTCCGATCCAGATTCGGTTATACAAGCTTTTATACAACAATTTGGCGTTGATGCTTTTTTACAATTAAGAGATCAAATATTAAAACAACAAGTACCTAATGCTCAAACAGAGGGTATGATACAAGGAGAAGGAGGAGGAATGGATGATTTAGTTATGGGTCAAATAGGAAACCAATCTGCTGTAGCAGTATCGCCCGGTGAATACATAATTCCTGCTGATGTTGTTTCAATGTTAGGTGATGGAAGTAGTGATAATGGTTCCGATAAGCTTGATGATATGCTTTCAAAAGTTAGAATAACTAAAACAGGAACTAAAAATCAAGCTAAACCATTAGGCAATAAAAAGGTAATGTCAATATGAACAATTTAAATACAATGCCTTTAGATGAATCAGATATTAATTACGTTGATATTAAAGAAGAATATCCTGATTACGTTATTAGTTTAATTCCTGTTAATTTACTTTATACAGTTTGGGATGATGCTAAACCTCATTTAGAAAAAGCTGTAAAACGTTCTGGCGGAAGATGGACTGTAGATTATGTGTATGAAGCACTATTAAGAGATGAACAACAACTGTGGGTAACTTTAGATAAAAATAATAAATTATTAGGAGTTGCTACAACACAATTTGTAAGATATCCCGCCAGTTTAATGTGTGCTATTCAGTACATTGGTGGTGATGAATTTAAACACTGGGCTTGGTTGCTCTGCAAAAAACTGGAAGCTTGGGCTAAAGACTCAGGTTGTGACGGTATTGAAGGAACAGCTAGGTTTGGATTTTGGAAATGGTTAAGCAGGTCTAATTGGAAGAAAGCTTATACAATATTTGAAAAGAGGTTCGACAATGAGTAAAGGCGGTGGCGGAGGTGGTGTTAATGAAACCACATCAACAGTAACACAAACTAATCTTCCTGAGTATGCAGAGCCATACATAACAAGATTAATGCAACGAGCAGAAGAAGAATCTCTTGCTCCTTATACAACATATGAAGGACAAAGACTTGCTGCTTTTACTCCTGAACAAGAATTAGCTATGACTGGTAAAGCTGGTTTAGCTATAGCTGGAGACCCAGAACAATTTACTACAGCATCTGGCATAACAGAAAATTTAGCAAGAAATAGAATAATGCGTCCAGATGGAACATTTGGAACAGCTATTGGTTCAGGACAAGCTCTTGCAGATCAAAGATTTAATCAACAAACTGGTGTTGATGTAAGCGGTAATCCTGTGTATGGAAATATAGATGATTACATGAACCCTTACCAACAATCTGTTATTGATATAGCTCAAGACGCAGCCAGAGATCAATCTACAAAAGCTGGTAATCTTATAGCTGGAGAAGCTGCTGCTTCTGGAGGTTTAGGAGGTTATCGTGAAGCCATTATGCAATCAGAAAGAGAAAGTGCTTTAACCAAACAAATAGCTGATATACAAGCTATGGGATCAGCAGAAAATTACGCACAAGCACAAGCTGCTTATAATCAAGACAGAAATGCCAGATTAGGTGCTATTGGAATAGACCAAGCAACTAGACAAGGACAATTAGGTGCTGCTCAACAATTAGGTAATTTAGGACTTGCTGGACAAGAAGCTGAAATACAAAGAATGGATCAATTAGGACAGGCTGGTACTGCTAGACAAGCCATGCAACAACAGATTTATGATTCTGGTTATCAAGAGTTCCAAGATCAATTAGCTTATCCAAGACAAAACATTTCGTTTTATCAACAAGCATTGCGTGGAATGCCAATAACTCCGGGTCAACAAGTGTCTACCTATGCACCGACTCCTTCCGCAGCATCACAAATGTTAGGAATGGGTCTCGGTGGTTTAGGTCTTTATCAAGCAATGGGAGGAATGGGAGGTTAAGTATTGAACGTTCAATACTTAAATAGGACATAACATGAACATACTACAAATAGAAGACGACATAAAATCATTACCCGATCAAAGCTTAATGGATGCTATGCAAACAGGAAGCTTTCCACAGTATTTAGTATTGTCTGAATTAAAACGCAGAAAAGAAATGCGAGATGATTACAGAGGCAAAATGGCAGCTCAAAGTGATCAAGGTACAGTAGCGGATAAAATTATGTCAGAAGCGAGCATGGGGATAAACAATCAAGGAATTGGTAGTATCACCCCCCCTAACATGCAAAGTATGCAAGGAATGCCTCAAAACACCCCTCAATTGCCTCCTCAAGATCAAGGCATAGGACAAATTATGCCTAGCAACATGAAAGGCATGGCAGCAGGTGGAGTTGTAAAAATGTTTCCGGGGCAAACTGTTCCTTATTCAATGTATAATCCTGAAGGAGTTGGACAATTTTATGATTTTTATAAAGAAAGAATGCAACCAACACAAGCTGAATTAGATTATCAAGAATTAATGAGAGCTTATTTTGATCCTGAAGAAGCAAAGAAAAGAAATAAAACAAATCAAGGTCTTAATCTTGTTAGAGCAGGATTGGCAGTAAGCGGTTCTGCTACACCAGAACAATTAAGTAAAAATCTTGATCCAGTAATTGCAAGTGCTCAAACTAATTTAGACGCAAGAAACAAAGAAGGTTTAATGCGAGCTAAGTTTGAAGCAGACATAGGTAAACAAGACAGGGAAAGAGAAACAGGAATAGCTGAACTTGCATACAAATCTGAACAAGCAGAAAGATTAGGTGGTTATTACGATAGAATGGGTGCTAAAGAAGACGCTATAATAGCAATAGGAAAAAATTTAGCTAATGCTGCTCCTGATATATTTGGCGTACAAACAGGTGTAGATGAAAATAATAAACCTTTATATTCAGGTGACGCAAATGTTGCAGCTTTAAGAGAAGCAGGAAAAATTAAAGCTTCTGGACCACTTGGAGCAGCTCGTTTAAGAACAGAGGTAGAAATAAATGAAGGTGCTGATGGTTGGGTTGCAGGACTTGCAGGAAGAAGGTTTGTTGAAAGATTAGAAGATACTGGTATAGACACAGACGAAGCAGAAAAAAGAGCAAAACTTAGATATATACAATTAGCTAAACAAGGAATTTACTTAGATGAAATTGAATTAGCTGGTGGCGGACAAGTACCTGCCTTACCTCAAGACCCTCCTATGTTAGATTTAAGCAGTAGGTTCTAAAATGGCTTTTTTTGATACTGGCGATGGAAGAAATTTATTTCTACCAGACGACATTACAGAAGAAGAAATACAAGAACGTATAAATGCTTATATTTCTAAATTTCCCCTTCCTACAGTTAAAGAAGAAACTGTAGCGACTACTCCTATTACAGATGAAATAGATAAACCTGTAGAAGATACTTTAATCGAATCAACAATACTTAATCCTTTAACAATTAATACTTTTGATGAAGAATTAGAATTAGAAATAAATAAAAATATAGAAAGTACAAAGGCAAATAGACAAAATGCGTTAGATATAGGTCAATCAAGTTTTGCTTATGATAAAAAATTAACAGAACTTGAAAAACGACTTAAACAAAATAGACTTAAAGGTAAAAGTACATACGCTGATATTGCCCCCAATTTAAGACCAGAAGAAAGTTACGATGAAGGTGATCCTGCATTGTTTTCAACAGATTTAAGTTTAAGTGAAAATTTAAGTGGAGATAGTCAAGTTGTTGGCGGTGCTATGTCTTCTCTTATTGCACAAATAGAAGTATTTAAAGGAACAGCTTCTGTTTCAAATATTGCTGAATTATCAAATATATTAGATTCTTTAAAAGTTAATTTAAAAGCGTATGAAGATAAAGGTTTAGATAATTTAAACCCTGAAGAAACAAAAGAATATCAAGAAATATACAATGAAGTTTATGGAGTAGGCGTTAAACCAGTATCTGAATATACTATAAGCGATTATTACGGACAAATGGGTTTTGGTGGAGACTCTCCTCTCGGACAAAGATACGCAGTTGATCAACAAAGAAAAAAAGAACAAGGTTTAGAAAGTTATATTAATGAACAAACACAAACACTTTCTTCTTTAACTAAAAAATCAAATGAAATAGAAGTAAGTGATGCTTTTAAATGGGTTATGGAAGAGGGTATGGGGGATGATCAAAATGACCCTAGAGCGTGGGATGCTTTTTATAATGATTTAAATCTTTCTCAAAAAGGCGATTTTTTAGGCGATGTGTTAGGGCGTTCCGCAGCAGCTACTTCAGCAATATTAGGTACAAGTTTTGGTTTAGCAGGTTTAACAAAATCATTAGGATGGCTTGGTAAATTTGCAACACAATTTTTAGGTGTTGGAGGTGTATCTGGAGAAATAGAATACAGTCATTCCTTTTTAGAATATTTAAAAGCTAAAGGTATGGATGTTAATGATTCAAAATCTATACAAAAATTTATAAATAATAAAGAGTTGCTTCAAGAAGCAAAAGATTATTCATTAAAACGTGGTGCAATTATTGGTTCTGTAGACGGATTAACAGGAGGAATAGCTACTAAAATTATAGCACCTTCAGTTATTACCAGAGCTAATCGCTCAGTGTTGCCGTATATTAAAAAACCTGTTGGTACGTCTGTTAATCCAAGCACCCGACATGCTGTAAATTTTTCTGCTCAAACACCCTTACAAACAGGATTACCTGCTGGTGCTGAGTATTTTGCACAATTAGCTACTTTAGAAGAAGGTGAAAAAATTTCTATGGGTGAAGTTCTTGCTGAAGCTATGGGTGAAGCAGTGTTTGTTCCTGCCGATATGGTATTAGGTGCTTATAGTGCTAGAAAAGAAAATTTAACTATAAAACAAATAAAAGAAGAAAGATTTAATAGTGTAGTTGAGTATTTACAAATAACAAAAGAACAAGGAAGACAATTAGGTTTAGAAGATTTAGCTGGAGAAATAGCTGTAGGAGAAGATCAAACTATTTATGACACAGGAATTCCTTACTTCAATGAAGCTTTTGACATATACCAACAAAATGCAAATAAAATTTCTTTAACTGCTAATACAGATGCCAATATTATTGCTCCTAATCAATTTTTTGTTGAACCAGACGGTCAAGGAAAATTTTTAATTCTTGATACTTATAACGAAAAGTTTGGAAATATTTATGACTCTCAAGAAGAAGCTGCTGGTATTTCAGGATCATTAAATGCAATAAGCGGTGCTTCTTATTCTACAGAATTAAAAAATCAATACGCAACCATGCAAGGTTTAAATTCAGATAGTCTTCTAACAAACAAATTAGGCAATCAAATATTAAATCCTTATTTTGGTCAAATTGATATAGAAGACATTAACCAATCTTCTAATGTTAATTCTGCTGCTTATGAAAGATTAATTAATGCCGTAGGAAAAGATGCTACAAGTATAGATGTTCTTTCTTTACAAGGAGTATTGCCAGAAGCTGATATAAATCGTTTATTAGATATTAAAGCTAAAAAACTTTATCAAGATGCAAATGTTGGCAAAAATTTACCTTCTAACATTACAATTAAAATGTTTGAAAATCTTGGTAAAAAACTTAATTTAAATATAGATACAACTTCAAATGGTTTTAAATCTTTAGCTTTAAGATTAACAGGACAGCCTGATGTTAATAAATTAAGTAACGCACAAAAAAGATTAGTTTATTCATTCTTAAATACCCTGCCTCAACACGAAGGAACAGTCGTTTCTTTGCCTGACTTTTCTTCCCGTCCATATACCCTTAATGAATACAATCAAGTTGTAGACTCATTAAATTCTGGCAATTCCCCCACCATACCAAACATAATTACTGCATTAGGGTTAAATCCTAATGATATTAATGATAAACGTACTGCAACACGATTAAGACAAGATTTAGTATCTGCTGGAATAGTAGATAAAAAAGGCAGTAAATATAAATTTAATGCTAATGGTGAATGGTCATTAAATAGAGCACAACAAGCAGCTATAGAAAATAACCCGCAAACTAAAACTGATTTAAAAGAAATACAAAAATTTCGTAGTTTATTAAGTGAACAGTTTAAAAAAATGGGATTGCCTGAAATTTCTTTAAAAATAGACAATGCAATTCAAACTAAAGTAGGGCAAATTAATCCTCAAGCAGAAGGTCAGTTTGATCCTATTTGGTCAGAAGTATTTTTAAATGTTGCTAAAGCAAAAGAAGGAACAACAAGCGAACAAGAAGTTATAGAAAATTTATCTACAACATTAGGTCACGAATTATTTCATGCAACTAAATTTTTAGATTTATTTTCAATTCAAGAAATAAATAATTTAAATAATTTTGTGAGAAATAATGAATTAAATGCAGCTTCAGCAGAAACCTTATTAGGAAAAGATAATTTAAAAATATTAACAGATTCTTTGGGTAGAACACCTACTTATTTAGAAGCTATAGAATTTAGATACAATACTTTAGACAATCAAAATTTAAACAATGAAGCATTGTTAGAAGAAGCTAATGCTTTGTTATTTGAAGATCATATTAACAATAAAAGAAAATTAGCTGGTCAACCAAGAGCTTTAATGGAAAGAACAAAAAAATTCTTTTCTACAGTAAACAATGGATTAAATGAATTAGGGTTTCAAACTTATGAAGATGTTTTCGATAAGCTTATTATTGGAGAGATAGGAACCAGAGAAAGAACTAGTAAAACTCAACAACCTTTTGAAGTTACCAGAATGGATGAATACGGAAGACCGCAAGGTTCTTACGAAGTTGAACCAAGAGTAGTTAGAACCAATAGAATATTAGAAAATGAATTTTCTGAAATATTAAGAGTGTCAGAAACCAGTATAGGTAATGAATATTTTTCTGAATCTGCTGATCGTGAATCTCCTATGTTCCAAAGACCTTTACAAGACGCACCTAATCTAAAATTTAAATTAGGTGATACTCAACAAAGACCTACAACTTTAACTCAAGAGTATTGGCGTGGTGCTCAAAATGGAGAATACGGAAACGATATTAATCAAATTGGAGAAATTATATTTGCTAGAAATATAGTTAATAACACAGATATTATAAGAAGACTTGGCAGAACTCTTGAAAATTCTGAAATTGGAACTACTCAAAAACAACTGTTTGAATATACACAAAAGTTTTTAAAAAATGCAAAAAATTATCCTGAAACATTTTCAATGTATGTTGTAGGAGATTTAAACAGATCAACATCAGGAACAGTAGCAACCAACAACTTAGAAGAAGCTGAAAATATAGCAAATGAATTTGTTAATCCGCCCTTTAAAATATTGGGAGATAGAAAAAAAATTACTGAATACACCGTTAATAGACCTCAAGTTATGCTTGATAAAGACGTTATGTTTGGGGCAAAACCCCCTGTATGGGCACAACCTTCATTATCAAGTACCGATTACCTTCTTATAGGTTCTAGTGCTTTAGCAACATCACCAAATCAACCCGTATCTTATCAAGAAAGAACTCCACCAAAAGGAGTAGTAACAAGAAAGTTTAATTTAGGAACTCTTAAACCTAAATACAGTTTAAAAGGAATGGAGCTTTTAGGTGGTAAACCGGGAAGAGGAAAACAAATTACTGATAATTTAAGAACTTATAGAAAACCTGTATATTCAGTTGGTCAAGCTTCTTTACAAGAAAAAAGATTAAATAAAAAATTAAAATTATCTGCAAAAGAAAACGAAAGAGTTATTTACACTCCCGGAACATTCCAACCTAAAATAATTAAAGAAGTAGGAGATTTTAAAATAGTTAAAGACGATTATTTAGAAGGTAATTTAAATGTAGGAAAAATATTAGATGTAGATGTTGAATTGTTTCGTGATCCGGGTGGATTTGCAGGTGAAAATTATTCAATGGTAATAACAGATTCAAGAGCTATAGGAGATGCAAACGTAGGTTTGTATGCTAATAATTTAAAACAAGCTAAATTAGAAGCAGTAAACGAAATAGAAAAATTTGCAACAAATTCTGTTTTAGAAGACGTAACAGGAAGAAGGTTATATCAAACAAACAACAAAAGACTGTATTTTTTTGAAGATGATCCTATTGTTATAAACCACTTAGAAGAAGAAACATTTGGAGTAAAACAAAAATTATCTGAACCTTTAGATGACATTGCTTTTAAAAATGCTAAAGAAGATTTACTGGAGTTAATGAATCAAGGAGTAGACGTTATTGAATTAGCTGACCATCCAGCTTTAATGGAAGGCATGAGT